GGGGTGCGCAAAGTAATTTGACAGTTTAGTAAGAGTTCTGCGGGAACTGCAGAGGTGGTTGTTTCCATACGTCTATATAAATATCAAACTAGATACGTTTCAATAATGCTTACGCTGCGCATCACACGTGAATGCTTTACAAAGGCATCCACATGCGCGCTACATTCAGATAAAGACAAGACAAAATCTTGCCGCCTGAAATTATTTGAGACGAGTACTTCCCAGTACTTATATATAGATATAGCGGAATGCGTACTTGTACGCGTAAAACTACTTCCGCTGAAAAGCGTCGGATCGCCCCACGAAGGAGCTAAACCGAACTCTCGGTTGTACGTCGGTTCGTCCATAAGACGAGTACCAACGCGTCCCGATTTCACGCTACCCTCTAGCATACATACTAGTATGCCTAGAATATTACTCACTTGAAAGTACTGTTGATCAACTTTACTGTACGTAAACGTACGTCTCGTTGCAACACACGACCATTTAACTTCCCGTGCATTCTCCTTATAAAGGATTAACGACGGTGTCGTAGGTCTGTACCTTGTATAAAAAATGCTAGGACTCTTCGTCCCAAGCGTGTCGAAGTGAGGGTCAATCTCCTTTCTCAAGGGAAATGGAACACTCTTTACTGCGACTTTTTTATACATCAAGTAGGGCGCATGCAAACCCGCATCCACACCTTCCCAATTTGGGATAAAAACAGTTTGATCCTTATCAAGGGCTTTCATCAGAATATCGATGGACCCAGATAAGTCAACGGAGTGTTTAACGCTCCAGTAATTCAACCTGTTTATTAAAGAGAAGATGTCTGCTTGTGTTGTCAATGACTGACAAAACACGGGCCGAACATCATAGCCATGATGGAAATCACCTCCACAAGATTCACGGAATGGACCTTGAGAGAATGACTTCTTTTCATTAACCATGAAACCGAGTGCAGAAAGGACCTTAATTAAGGGTCCATACACCCGCTTATCTACAATAATATCGTCACCGTAAACGGCCCAGGTTTTGATACGGTCGCCCTTCTTCCCTAGGGAATGGAGCTGCGAAAATGTATCATACTCCGGTAAGTCTGCAAATGAATACAGAACTTTAACGATTGCAGATAGTAATAGAGTCATAAGAGAAAAGGTAAATCCATTACCCATCGTTGACAGCATATGCTTTTCATATACACGCTTCCCTACACGAATGTAGGTTGAACGTATCAAGGCAAGCCACTGTACAACGGCAACAGGAAATAAAAACTTCACGATAATCGCAGGAAAATTTGATGCCTCAGATAAATCAAGAGTGCACCATTCCCACGTCCGTGTTGTCATACTGAATTTTTCTAAAGAACCAAGCATTGCCAGATTCTTATTCAGTTCTTGTTGCTTTTCTAAATCGCAGTCAAACCACCTTTGCAGCAATCGCACTAAAATTGTGTGCGTTGCAAGCTGGAGAACCATGTTCCCAGATGGCTGTTTGCATATGCCTCTATTCTTTTTGCTCGTTTTCGGAACAGAGAGAAATTGTGCTAGAGAGTTGAGAAAATCATGTCTCCCATACATTTCACGCCGCGTAGTTTCAGCAGCATGAGTTAACGGTGAAACATGTGTACACGCACGGTATACTTGGTAAACAAGCACGGAACTAAAAGAAATTGTTCCTTGCATAAGTTTCCAAAACGTGCCGAGTCTATCGCGAATATTACTACTCGCTCCTGGCCCAACACGCAGAAAAGCCGCTATATTTGATAAAGATATCGCATTGGCGGAATCACTGAAGACGTTGTGCAACATTACAGAAACCTCGCCTAAGACAGAGGCAATAAAGCCATTTAAAGTCGAAGGGTCAAAAGTTTCGTTAAATACTCTACACCGTTCGTTACTGACCAGAAATTCTGATTCAGCAGCGTCCGACCGTTCTTGTTCAGTTAGTGCGTCGGTGTCAGAAGTGACACCAATAAACTTCTTAGCAAGTCCGGGTAGAAGTGATGTAATAGCAGTATACCTGCCAACAGACATATAGGCCTCGCGGCCCGTTCTGTGACTAGTATAGCGTACCACACCACTTTCGAGTGTTGTGGCGTCTTCAAATTGTTCTGTGAGTTCATTT